ATACCTATAACATCTCCAACTTTTCTAGGCCAACCAGGACCCATTTTCTTTAAATCTGTATCACACGTCTCTAAATCTATCGCCACTACGTCCCTTCCTTTCATGGAAGGGAATTCCGTGGGGTGTAGCCATTCTGCTTTTACTTCGTTTTGATTAAAAAGATCCACTATTACCTATCTCTCCTGCAATTGCTGAATAACCTGCCATATCAATAAAGTTATCCAAATTAAATTTCTCACCTTGTGTGTGTCTTGATATTTTTAATAATATCATCATAATTGCTACATCTTCAGCTGTAATACTAGCCATTGGCTGCAGCTTTTTATCTAAAAATATATTCCAGAACTCTGCAATTTCTGCATGATTCTTGAATGCATCTCCATGTGATTCATTTCTATCATTAGAAATGATATCTTTAGCTTTCGCTAATATTTCTTCTTTTTTCATATTATAAATCCTCTTTCTTGTTGGGGGTTAATTATATGTAGAGATTGTTTTGCACGAGTTGCACCTACATAAAATACTCTGTTGGTATCATCAGAATCTATTTCCATCTCTTCGCTATTAGCACGTGATAGATCTGTCATTAACATGACGTTATCACATTCACCACCTTTAGCCATGTGTATTGTACTTAAATTTATTTTAGGCTCGACACCTAACCCACCATGTTTTTCTAGTGACATTATATATGATTTATCTTTCTCTCCTATGGTAGTAAAAGCTACATCCCAAGGAACTCCTGTGTTCATTAAACCATGATGCATTGTTAAAGACTCTATATTATATACTTGTCCTTCTTCCAATGTTTTTAAACCTTTAAATCCTCTTTGCACTCCAATTCCACTTTTTAAATTTGCATAAATTGCAGCAACATCACCATATGATAAATCTTCAAATTCGTTTAATCTTTTCCATGCATCCACTGCTTTAATTAAATCTTGTTTTATAGGTGACTTACCATATACAGTGTAAGGTAATCCTTGATATCGTAAATCTTCTTCAATATCATCTAACATATAACTGCATGTAGCTAACGCAAGCCAATTACCATTGCGCATATCAACCCCACCAGGATAAGCGTGAAATCTAACTTCACCATCTACATCACGTGGATTCCATTCTTTTTCTCTTCTTTCACTTATTCTTGTAACTATATCATGCGCAACTTTATGAACTTCTACTGGACATCTATAAGATTGTTTTAACACACTTACATTACCATCCATTTTAATTAAATGTTCAATATCTGCACCAGCCCATCTAAATATAGCTTGATCATCATCACCACTTATGTAAACTCTCTCAGAATTAGCCCATATCTTTTCACACATGTTCCATTGCAATTTGGTTAAATCTTGAGCTTCATCAACAATTACTACATCTAGTTTTGGTGTAGGACCAAACTCTACATACTGTGTTAGCATGTCAGTAAAATCAAATTTATTATGTGTTTGTTTATAATCTTCAAAAGAACGATACGCCCACAATAATTCACTCCAGGCATATGCTAAATTAGATACATTATAGTATTCCTGTAATTCAAGACACTGCATTTTAGATTTATTTATATCTCTTAAAAATTTATTATCAGTGGATACAACACCATTATCTTCCCAATCAGATGTAACTCTTCTAAGATCTACACCATACTTATCAGAAAATTCTGCATAATCTCTTTGATCCATAATCTCTGATTTAGTAAAACCCATTTGTCTTTTACCAAATGCATGTAATGTACAGAAATAAGGAAAATCTTTGTCTGTCAAATTAAATTTTATCTTTGCTCTATCACGTGCTTCATTTGTTGCTTTTGTTGTAAAACTTACAAATGCAATGCGATCTGGTGGAGTACCATTCTTTAGTTCCCGGTCCACTATCCTCAGTAAGTTCTCAGTTTTACCTGTGCCTGGAGGACCTAGTATTATATTAATATTAGTCAATGTGACACTCCTCTTTATCATTTACAAATATAAACTTTACATTTAATTTTTCTTGTTCTGGAGTCAAACTTCTTGCTATTCTAGATCCATCACTAGATCTATAACTTTCGCATTTAACATCAAACAATTTAATTTTACCATCTTTTGTGGCTATCAAATCAACTGGACCAATACCGTGCCTATTGATATACACATCATGTCCATCATCAATTAAAAATTTTTCAGCCACTAATTCTGCTGACTGTCCTTTTTTTATTTTAGAACGGTGTTGCATCTTGCTTCCTAACTTCGTGTTCTGAATCTTGTTCATCAAAAGATGGTACACCCCATGTGTTGACACCCTTGTTTTTAAGTTTCCAGAATTTATGTTCTCCATTTATTTTACGTAACTCAGCAATAATCTGTCCTGTGTTACTATAGTGTGTAAATTTATTTCTTATTAAATAAGCATGTAGATCTTGTAATCTAAAATAAGTCATACTATTTTCTGTCCATGGCTTACGTAGTAATATATCTTCTTTAATCTGTGCTTGTGCCCGGCCAGTACAGAACTCCTGGAGGTGAGCTAAAAATTGACCGGACACAGATCCGTCGTTTGACACTGGAATGCGTAGTGCGCTCTGCATCTTGCCATTAACCAGTTGTTGCCAATCGGACGCTTTCATCAAAGGAGGCATCATGGTTAATACTTCCATAACCCTCTTTTGAAACTTTGTTTGTATTTGTAATTCTTCTGTTGTTAATTGTATCTTTAAATCATCTTCATTATCATCAGTAGGTATTTCTAAAAACCATATTGGTGGTTCTGTTTCTAATTTTGATAATGCACCTAGCTGTTGCGATACATTCTCTGCACCAACGCCATGCTTTCTTGTCTTGCAAACATTAACATTGCAAAAAGAATTAATAGGTTGGTCTTTGCATTTGTATTGATAACCTTTTTTATTTAGCTGTGCTACAACTGTTGCTACTTCTTTATGATCTAGTGGTGGTTGCATATACTTTTGATTATATTCTTCTAATAATCTTTCCCAATTGTCTGGATCAAATTTCTTTGTGTATACACCAATGTTAAATAATCCATTATTACGTGTACCAGGTGGAAAACCTTGATTACATAAAGCCTGTAGGCATGGTGGTCCATCTTTTATTATTTCTACTTGTTCTGCTCCAATACTATCTAATTCTTCTACAGCATTCTTTTCATATATGCTAAAAAACTCTTCTAATGATGCCTTTGTTCCATTTTCTTTTAATGCATAGCGCACTGATTTATCACCATTGTAATATGGTAAATTTAAAAAATTACCAAGATCACCTTTCTCTAATGATATACTAGATTGTTTTGGAAATATCTCTGATGTAGAGTGACCAATCAATGCTGCTATTTCTACTAATTTATTTCTAATTAATTTTGATGCAATTGTTTTCTTCATAAATAAGAATAAGTGTGCACCCCCACTTTTTGACTTACAATATACTAATGGTAAATTTAATTTTCTGATTTTCCTGAATAAAGCAGAATGATCCAAAGGATAGCTATCAATATCAATGCATCCCCATTTAGTAGTATTATCAGCCCTAATAGGAATAATCCCAAGAGACGGACCCTCGCCCGCCAAATGTTTTTGCCAGAGCTCATCTGTTACCTCCTGTCTAACAATGTAAGATTTACCTTGCTGCTTACCGTCAGCACGCGAACCATTCGGCTGGTGCTGACCATAAGCCACATCTAAACCCTCAAATATAGATTTAAATTTCTCAACTTCCACGAAACCTCCAGTTTCTGAAAACTACCTAAAACGGCACGTCTTCGTTGTTTTCGGTTTCGGGTTTATTATCGGATTGAATTAATTTTGGTTCCTGAGGTTTTGCATCCACTGCACCACTTGATGCAGATTGTGCAAACGCTTTGCTTTCACCATAAATGGAAGCATCAGTTACTTGAGAACCTTTCTCAACTGCAAATCCAAACCAACTTCCTCTATCATTAGACTCACTTACAGATGATAATTTGTAAGTAAATGCATATGTAGGAGGAGTAAACATCCCAGATGGACCCTTAATTTTTTGTGATAACATTAAGCTGTTCCAACGTCTGCTTTTTTTAAGCTGACTTGAAGACATGCTAATCACAGCATTTTGGTAACCACCATCAGTTATCATTAAAACATAATGATAAGCTGTTTGAACAATATGATTTCCATTAGGAAGAATCATTTTGTTTGTCATAGGATCACGTTTAGTTTGCCCAATGATGCCACTATCCGCATCATGAGAATTGATAAACCCACCACCTTGTTCTCTAGGTTTCCACTCTACATATTTTAAGTGGTAGAAAACAGGAATTACTTCGAGTGTATCAAAGGTTTCTTGTGTAACTGTATTAAATAGTTGCCCCGCCTTAGCAGATTCAATATGTTCCGCTTTAGATGGATTAACCTGTGGGCTTGAAGTTTGCAAAATGCTAATATAAGGAATAGCTGTATCCCTTGCTAGATTAAGCGTACCAAAGCCACTCATTTTTTTGGCATCATCTGCGATCACCGCAAGATCAAGACCATTTTCTTTAGTTTTTACTGATTTATTCATTATTAATTACCTCTATTCAGATTTAATTGTTGTTTTGTGACCAATATAAGCACCAAGAAGATCCATAGGAATTTCCTTGCCAGATTCATATTGTTCACGGACGAATGCGCGAAGGGTGGAAGGTTCGACCCATTCACGTTGTGCAGGCTCTAATCCTCTCTCAGAGAGATCAGATATAAGACTACTAGCTTTCTCATCTTCATTCCTTCCAAAGCTACAAGTGACTTGGTTCTTTACTAAATCACCAAATCCATTGTTTCTCATCCAAGCATAAGCTGCTTCTCTATTTTCTACTTTAATAGCTGCACGATAATACTCGGAAACTTTTATTTTACGACCATCAGATAATTTTAATTCTGATAATCCTACTTCTGAAAAAAGACTAGGCAATACTTCTTCTGAAAGTTTTGTTCTATAATCTTCTTTCTTTTTTAATTGTTCTTTTAAATTTGCAATTTCATTTTCTGTTTCTGCAATGTCTGTTGCTACTGCACCAATCTTACCCATGTTATCTTCTGGGACAGATGAAGCATCTTCTTGCATTTGTTTTACTAATTCGTTCATTCTAGCCTTTCAAATCTATTTCTAAATCGTAGTATCTTTTATCATTTCGGTCCCATTTTAGAACCTTAAATCTACCACCATTAACTTCTGCAGCAATTGCGCCACAGACCGCTATTATAGCAGGATCTCCGATTAAAAGCAAGTAGTCATTATCAGAAAAATCTTTTAATTCTTGTTTTAGTTTAAATGTTATAGGTCCAGAAGCTAAAATCATTTGTTTATTATCTGGTAACATTACTTTTAGATCGCCAAACTTTTCAGCTGAACGAACATTGTAATCCATTACTTGTGGTATGTATACTGTCATATTCTTCTTTCTTGACTCGTATTATAACATATGCTATAATTAAAAGCAAGAATTAAGAAAGGTACACATGAATATTTTTTTCCTGCATAAGGATCCTTTACGTGCTGCTAAAGCACAATGTGATAAACACGTTGTAAAAATGGTATTAGAAACGGCTCAAATGTTATCTACAGGAGCCCATAAATTTAAATATATT